CGTAAACCCCAGAATCCCCAACTGGCTTTACAAAAAGCCCTTCGGTTGCATAATATTGTCTAGTAAATGCCATATTTTATCTCCGTTTGAAATTGTTTTATGTTAAAAGCATATTGCTCTATTATATACTTCTCTTTTTTTGCGTTTTTTTCTATTTTTAGCATGATAAGCACGCTACTATTTCTGTATCTAGTTCTACTACGGCCTGATATATATTTTCGGTTAAATACCCGCTCCAAAGACCTTTTGCAACGATTATTCTTATAGTTGCCCACGGATATGTTTCGGACAATTGCTCATGATTCTTTAAAGTATTGGGCGTACCATCAAAATTTAAAGGAAAATCATCTGCCGCAACTACTAAAGTAGGATCAAAAGTATAAAAGAAAGATCCTTGCTGAGAAGAGATGTAGTCACTGATTCTTAAAACGTTAGAAGAGGATTCACCAATTATATAAGCTAAGACCCTGTGCTTATAAGTCCTTGCCCCGTAGGTAGTTATGCCATAAGGCTTAGAACCACTAATAGGAGGAACATCTATACAAACTGTAGGGAGAGGTAATCTGATCTCTGGCAAAACACTAATGTTCCCATTGGCAATATCTGTTCTATTTTGTCTATTTTGTATTTGTCGCCTAAATGGGGAGTTTCTAGCAGATGTGAATTTAACCCATTTATAAGAGAATTTTGCTTTAACAACACTTGTTGTAGTTGTTGCAATACTAGGGGTTATTCTTCCGTCTCTATAATTAATGATAGGAGTTGTATCTAGAGTGGCGCCAACATAAACGAGTGGTGGAGTATAAGGAAGAGGGGAAGAAGCTTGTCCAGACTCATAAACCCAGTTTTCGGGCCCTTGATAAAAAACACCGGTAGATCTAGGATCTATTACTCTAGTTAAAATACCCCTATTGTCAACGTAGGCACCAGATGCCTCAGCGCCTGAAGCGTCTACATTTATGTATCCGCCCTTTTCCGTAAAGCCCCAATCAAAAAGAGAGATTAAATTAACCTCTAATTTTTCACTTATAGACATATTGCTAATACTACACACATTATTTAACATTAATAATTCCTAATAGTAGTTTCTATAGAGCCCTTGGCTTCTTCAATTGACCTACTAACTAAATTACTGCCATGAATTCCAGAAAATTCTCCATCAACCCTAAAAGAAAAGTTATTTCCTTGAGCCATTATAGCTAATCCACTACGCCCTTTTCCGTCTTTGTATATTACTTTGTACGATTCATTTATTACATCACCACCGGCGAACAAAAGCCACCGAAGCCACTCTATTAATTCATTAGATTTTTCAGATACATAAGAAGTACGCAATATAGAGGAGTGCACATAAGGATCATCTTCTGGGCGAGCTCTAACTGTATACCTAATAGACAGCGCTGTTTTGGATTCAGTTGATTTATCAACAGAATAATCTATTTCAACTAAATCGGCAGCTATACTTGGTAAAATATAATAACTATCTTCTGTTAAACCAAAGTCAGCTTTTAGTTTTCCCCCAGCCTCCCCCATTATACTTCTAAACTCGTTACTGTTAAGTATCGCGTTCCGAAGAATGTCCGCAATTAGTAGGTAAAGCCCATCTAGTTTTTTATAGAGTTTCGGCGGTGGCCCATTTTCTTCAATATCTTTCTGAAGGGCCGCTATAATTCTTTTCTCTATTACTCCAATTGGGGTTATTATCTTCATGTTCTAATCCAAAAACAAAAAAACCACTTATCTTTACCAAAGCCGTGAGGTTGGGGTTCAGTGGATATTTTGTACCTTAAAGAACCCACAACGCTCTCTTCGTCAGAGTAAAAAGTCGCATAATTACAGCTTCTTACTTTTTGTAGGTCATCAACAGACCCTATAGTTAACAGCTCACCTTGTGGCTGATCAATACTTATTCCCAACTTTTTCATGGTAGAACGAGTAAAAGAGGTACTATCTAGAGAATAAACCCGCAAGCGGATTATATCTGAAACCTCTACTTCTTTTAGGCAGTCGCTGCTGCCGCAGACAGGGCAGGGTCCATATACAAAAGTAATAGGCCCACCAAACTTAGCAATAACCCCATATGGCCCCATTTCACAATTAGGGCAGGATTCATAAGTTGGTGGATAATAAAGCTTTACATTAGTACCTATAACATCACTAGCTAACCACTGTGCGTGAGTGTTATCATATACTTCTTTTGCTCTATTTAGTATACCTGTTATATTTACCATTTTTGTTCCCAGTACCACTTCAGTGGTATTATAAATTGCATTCTACTAAAAAGCTCTTAATTTCACTATGGTAGGTTCCCGATCCTATTACGACAATAGCCTGTACTCTATAAAGACCGGGTATGTCTAAATCCCCAGCTACAGTGTCATAATATATCAAGCCGTCCGCACCATCTATTAAAAAGGTGGCAGTATTAGTCAATTTAGTATCATCTGGCTTTTTAATGATTATGGTCTTTGAAGAAGCGGTAGAAACATCTAGGACTACGTCATCTTCTTGTATCTCACATATAAGACGAACATTTACATCATCTACTTTTAATTTTGTTGTTTCAGACAAGCTATAACTCCTTATACATCCGTAATAAAATGAAGAGACATATTTATATTGCTAGTAAATTGAATGAATGTATTTATGTTAAGAGTGAATGTATTACTTCTATTGATGTTAAGAAAAACTAAATAGTCAACAACGGGGGTTGTTATAATAGCAAAGGATGTAAAACCGTATGTTACTACCGAATTAACAGATCCATAAATACCAAATCCATAAGTTATAATTGGACTTGAGGACATTATGTAGTCCGCCCTCTTAAGGTAGGGGTAGTGGCATCATCCATAGTGAAGGTGGCAATCTCATCTGACCCACTTAGGGCCTTAATAGAAATTGTGGTACCACTAATAGTAAATTCAGAAAACACCTGCTGTATAAAGTAGAGTAGTTGTGCTGGGGTCCCAATTGTATTAACAGCAGCGTAAGACTCAACAAGGGTATAGGTAGAAAAAATATCTTCTACCGCTGCTGCGTTTACCTCGCCCACCTTAACTGTATCTACTGTTGGATCAAATGTGCTAAAACCAGTGGCTGTTGCCCAATCGCCCTGATTGGTTTGTAATTCATTTGTGTTAGTCTTAATCTCGTCAATGCTCGCCTGAGTGCCTGACAGCAACTTGACTCCATCCGCACCTGTGATGATATCCAAATCTGCCTGAGCGGCTGCTAGTGCTGTTGATGTTGCAAGCCCCACCTGAATCTTTGTGACCGCGCCATCAGATACCGATACGCTTGATATTGCGTTTTCGCTTATGCGATACGTCGCCATTTCGCCATCCGTGTTTACGACCGGTGCATAGTCCCCGTCAATCTGGTAACCTGTTGTGTCGTCTGGCGATGTCAGCCACATCGGGTACACTGTCACGAATTTCGTCGTCCCGTCATAGTCGTTTATAATTCTTGACTGCCCTGCCCCTGTCCCAGAAATTAGCGTGATTCGACTTCGACGGTAAAACCCCGTCACGGCTGAACTATCGGCTCCTATCGTGATGCCTATACTACTACCGCTCTGCGCCGTTCCTGATGCTACCGCTGTAGCTGGTGATGCGACATCTCCTGCAACCGACTGCCCTGCCACCAGCGTTATCCTATACAGCAAGAAATCGTCGTCTTCATCCGTTCCGGAATAGATCATCACGTCATAGTCACCGCTGCGAGTCTCTGCCAGCGTGAACTCTCTCAGCTGTGTGTATGTGCCCGGCGGATTCTCTACGCGAACAAGAGCATCACCTCCGGAATTCAGCAGCAACCCGGCAGTACGTGACCGCAGGAAGGCTGTGTAGGTTCCAGCGTCGTCTTTTTCGGCTGGCATTCGTACTTTTATGACTTCACTCATTAGACTACCTCAACTATTAAATATGACACAGTTGACGTGTCCAGGACACTGTCCGAATTTATTGTGAACGATGCTCCGGCGGACAGCGTATAGGTTAGATTTCCGAGCGTTCCGCCAGCTGTTTTGCGTGTCATGGTTATCACGCTGTTGGCGGTAATTGACGTATTTGTGACCGTGACCGCGCCAGCAATTAAGGTCGCGTTGCCTGCCCGCTGACCTGTGCCGGACTTATACGTGATACCGCCACCAACTATTGGAAATGATAAGCTGGCGAGTACCCCTATTCCCGTTGCTCCAATACTTGCGATGAGTGCATTCGCACTTGATAGAACTTTAAGTAATGGATTGGCGACATTATCGTCGGAAGTCTTTAGTGTTAACCCACTGGTTGTTGCGGTAGCAACTGTAGTGGACGCGGTAACTACCCTCACACCCTCAACAGCTACCACGCCCGCCGACACTCTTGTTAGAGTTGTGTCACTAGCGTGCCCTAGCTCAACTGAGCCAACACCAATTGCTGCACTTGTTGATGCGACGATTCCGGTAACTGGAAGCCCGGTGCAATTAGTAAGCACCCCACTAATTGGTGTACCAATCGCATTTCCGACCCTCGCACCCGAGACTATTAGAGTCGGCGCACCTGAGACCCCTGTGATCGTGTTATTGGCGGACTGAACATCATCATGATTGTTGAAGTACAGCCCTGCTGTAGTGCATCCGCCAATTATTAAGTTATTGGTGACAACTCCAAATCCTGATCTTGATGAACTAGCTGTGATTACTATTCCAATGTCGCTAGCACCGATGACGCGATTGCCGCAAATGCTAAAATACGCTCCGCCAGAGTAAAAAATTCCGCGTGCCGATGTCGTACTCAAAACGTTGTTCGTGACGCTGATATGCTGAGTAGCCGATGACTCAAGTAACTCGAAGCATCGCCCAGCCGAAGCAATCCGATTTCCGTCAATTTTAATTCGCAGGCAATACAACGTACCTCCGGCAGCTACGCTCACACCTAGAGCCGACACTCCAGAGATCGTATTATTGTTTACGTTTACGTCCGACGATCCACTGACAAGAATCCCTGCTACGCTACAGCCTCCGGAGATTATATTATTATCGATAATTCCATTGACGGATAATTGAGCGTACTCGCTGATTACAATCCCATAGTTTGCAGGTGCAACTATGATATTACCGGTGATCGCGTAATTCACGGAGGCGTTTCGAATATCTATTCCGCGAGTTCCTCCGTTTATCATGTTCCCGGCGATTGTGAAATTAGTATTGCCACTACCTGGGGTTAAAATTCCGTAGGTGGTGCAATTGTCGATTGCATTTCCGGCAATCAATACACGACGGCATTTATAAAGGCTGATGCCTCCATTGCAATCTCGGATCGTATTTCCTACGGCTGCGTTGTCCTCGGAATCCTCCGAGAAATGGATGCCGTCACTACCGCAATTCGCAATCGTATTATTAGAGACAGTGCAATTGCGGGTTGGGTTACTCGGCTGAGCACCTATATTGATTCCATCATCTCCACAGCCAATCACTACGTTATCGGTCACTGTTACACCGACGCAGTTCGACAAAAGCTGTATCCCATCGTAGCCCGGCGAATCAATGTACAGTCTGTTGATGATCGAATTAGTAAGTACATTGCAATAGATTGCTGATTGTGTCCCGCTTCCGCCAGTGCAGACAACTGCAAAATCTGAAAGAGTGATTCCAGAGCATGTCGTAATCATGAGTGCGATAGTCGTCGTCGAGTGCTTGATTATGCTAGTGCGACCCTGTCCCTCAATTTTGATGTTATTACTACTAACGATTATACCAGTCGTTAGGTACGTTCCTTTCGGAATAAATACTACGCCACCACCAGCAGCATTTGCGGCATTGATCGTCGCCTGCAACGATATGGTGTCATCGGTTGTGCCGTCACCAACAGCGCCGTAATCACGTACGTTGTACCTTCCGTAGTGTGTGGCAGCCACTGCCGTGTCAAAATCAGTAATCCCCGAAGCCGTGTGGGTATGACTTGTCGCTGCTTTGTCATTTAATGCAGTATCGAGCGTAAATGTATCGTACACGTCCAAAAACGACCGTACGTCTGAATCGCTCAACTGCTCCGCCGGTCCAACGCCTGACGTGAGTCTACCGAGCAGTGTTGGACCTGTGAGGTTTCTGATTCGCTTCCAGATTATTCCGAAAATGTCCATCTATTTTCCTTACGGCGTCTCTGTCCGGTGTAATTCAATCAGTTCACGCTCATTTTCCGGTCTCATTTAATACCTTGATTATACTTTAATAGTCTTGCGAACTAGGGGTTGATATAATATAGCCAGAAATACTTCTGCCCATAATTTGATCTAATTTTGCTTTTTCATACAAATTACAAATTGAATCCGCCGCAACCTTAGTTTTATCTGCTATACCCTTTAGATCTACGGTTGTTGGTCCATCACTAACTCTAAAATCATTTCTTGCCCAGCTAGTATGATTACTACGAAGTAGCATGCAGGCCGCCTTGAGGGCGGTTAGGTTTATAAAATTAGCATCTGGTGTAGGAGATATAGTCTGCCCACACAAGTTTATAGTGTAAGAAGAAGAAGTGTCCATGTTTACATAATTAGAAGCAACCATTATAAGAGTAATAAGTCTGTCATCAGAATACTCATACGGGGACTCTACATCATCTATTAATACTCTTACAAAAGTTAAAGTATCGTATATTGGATCTGACATTTTAAACCAATCGATACGCAATAGATCCAGCGACTGGACCAGAAGAAGAGACATAAAGTGAATCTGCGATAGCAGCTTTAAATGGCCCGCCATCAGCCGAAGAATTTACAGCTAAGTAAGTGGTCTCAAGAAGAGTACCGGTTCCAGAAAGGAAGCTTACAGCGTTAACCCCGCTAGAAGAGACATTGTAACTTAAAACCTCTAATTGGGCATCTGACACGCCACTCACCAGAGCAGTAAGTCCCCCAGTGGATGCTATAGTCTTATATAGAGTCTGCCCAGTAATATTGCGATTGGTTAAAGCGGCTGAAGGCCGACTATACCTATTTACAACATAAACAGCATGGTCTTTACTAGTCACTGAAGACACTCTATCTAGACCACTGGGATTATATAATCCACTTGTATTCATTCTATTAAGCCTTTAATTGGAATTTGTATATCGGGCTTTTTAGGAGTGGCCCCAGATTTTACAACAGATAAATCATAAATTAACCAAGAAATTACTACTGAAAATATCACAACTGCGATAATTAAATATCGAATAGCCGTATCACTATTAGTTATTTTATCTCTTCCGCTTTTATCGCCATTACTCCACTGATCCCCATTAATTATTTTAATTCTATCCTTGTCTATAATTTCATTAGTTTCTATTCTCTTTTTCAAGTTTATTATTTCCTGAAGCAATTCATCATGAACAGCTTCAAGTTCTGGGCGAGTAGCTCTAGCTGGGCAAGCCTCTACTCTAAAAAGTATTAATGGTTCGTGCATAGCAATTGGAAATCTTCTAACTGTTAACTCAACCGGAACCCTATGTCCCCTTTTATGAATATAATTCTTTTCCATCCTATAAGATTGTATTTTCCCGTCAATTACTGACTTAACGCTTGCTAAATCCGCCCCAACATCCTCGTTTACCGTTATTGACATCCAAGACTTACCTATTAGCTCTAATATCGAGTATCCAACTAACCTCTCAAAAGCCCCATTCAACCAAACAAACTTAGATTCATCGTCTACTGCGGCGAAAGGAAGGTCTGCATCCTCACAAAGTAATTTAAAAAATAATGGGTCTATATTTAAACTCATCTTTTAATTATACCCTCTATCCTAGTCAGTATATCATTAATATTTTCTGAATCTTTACTTCTTATTAAATCTAAAGTGTGGTTGATCTTTTCAACAGCAATTTCCCCATTTATATAATTTTGCATAGATAATAAATGAGACTTTGACAATATTAACTTATACATCACAATGCTGTTAATTAACATTAGTGATATGGAAAACCAATAGAGTGGGACAAACCAAGCCACAACTGTATTAAGAAAATGAATAAATCCACATATTAAAAATGCAGCACATAAATATTTATGGTGCTTTATATAATGTTTTTCTTTTACAATCTTAGAAAATGTGTAAACCTGAAAAGAATAAAATACATACATGCATAACATTATCAAACAAATAGACGTACTACAAAACATGAGCAACATATCACTGGAAGTATAAGTTATTCTATCGCTCCAACTACCGCCTCCATTAATCCAGTATTGTAAGTTAGATCTACTTATTGTTTCAACAGCTTTATGAACATGTTCCATCTACGAAACCTTTTGCTATATGGGCTATTTTGAACATAAGAAATCTAAAGTTTTATTTATGTCGGAATCTTTAGTAAGGTAAATTAGTTTTATATTATTAATGGAACAGTAATCTGATTTGATTTTATCTCTGTTTTGAGTAATTTTAAAACCTTCTTCTCCACCAAAAAAATTTTCAGGATAGTAATGGTGACTACCTTGAAATTCTATACAGGTATTAAAGTCCGGCAAGTAAAAATCAAACTTTAAAGATCTTTGGAGTTTACATCCATCAAAAGGTTTTTGTTGTTCAAATGATATATTGTTCTTTTCGAGAAATAATCTAATATTTTTCTCACCAATGCTTATACAACATTTACACCCACCAGCCCTACGTAGGTGATTTGCAGCAATTACTTTAAAATCCACATTACAATCATTACAATGTATTATTACTGGTGATTTATCTATCGTGTAGACAGTTTTAGAATAATTAAATTTATTACCATACATTTCTTTAGATTTTTTAATAAAATCTTCAGTAGTTGATCTACTTCTATCTCCAATCTTAACAAAACCACATTGAGGACATCCGCAAGGTGATCCATTTCTAAGATGTGCAGATGGTGTTTGGGTAAAATCCCCATGTGTTGGACATGTTATAATTAAATCTGTGTACTTATTTACGTAAACACTTTTAGAATAATCATACGTATCGCAGTGTAGTGCTTTAGCGTCTTCTATAAAGGAGTTTACATCTTTTGTTTGTAATTTAGCTCCAGACTCTCTACCACACTTAGGACACCTACACTTCTTATTAATATGATTACCCGGAGTTTGATAAAAGACTAAATCATGTTTCGGGCAATAAATCTCTACTTTAGTTTTGCTGTTTTTGTAAACAACTTTTGAGTAATTGTAACTATTACCATGAACTGACTTAGCTGATGCTACAAATTCCATAGTTTTCTGATCCATTTCACTTCTTTCTTTTAAGTACATTTGTCCGAAGGGCCCATGCAGTTATCAGAGCGAAGCGATTTTTATATGTTTTCTATTTTATACTATATCGTCTCCACCTATAGAGTACTTCTCTTTTTTAGGTGAATTTTCTAGAAAACGTATCAAAAATTTTACAAAAATAAGAAAAGGGGCGGAATAATCACTTACCACACGCCCCAAGTCTTTTTATCAAAATACTACGTAAGATGTACAATCAAATAGCTTATACTTATCAACAAGGATCAATATGATAAGGCGGCGCAGCGTCTTGAATCAAGTACTCCCACCCCATAACGCCTCCATCCATAAACTCCACCCTTCTGACTTCTATGAAGAGGAGAGCCTTCGCGACCATCTTCAAAGAGTTGTAGGGCTTGTGTTTCAAGCATTATGAATGAATCACGAGTAGATAGATCCAAAGCAATACCAAGTTCAATGTCAGCAGCTACGTGAGTAGAGCCAATTATTGGAACCAATGCGCCACCAAGAGTATTAACGTAATAGTTCTGATACTCCTGACCAACACCAAGCTCACGAAGTTCATGAAGTTTTACCCCCAAGATATCAAGCGTAGTATTGTCTTTGCCGCTCATACTGTAGAGCTGAGAACGAACTGAATCAGGTACTTGAGTTAGATCCCAATTAAGGATTTCTTCGATACCTTCACAGCTCATATAAACATCAGTCATCTTGCTTTTCTTGATGGACGTTGTATTACCGCCACCGCCTCGGGCCATATTACAACGAGCCAGAGAGAACAATTTCTTCGTAAACATTCCAACTGGAGCAGCTGCGTCATAGATGGTCAAGCCTCTATCAGCAACGGCGGCCAGAATTGTATGCCAGCAGTTATCGTTTTGCTTCTTGGTGAAACCAGCGATAAGAGCTTCCATATAACGACCGATGATATCCCATCGTGCATTACGAGCATGCTCAAGATCCCACTCAACAGCGTTGGCATCACCAATCGTTGCAAGTGTGAACTTATCACCAGAGCTCATCACAGCAGGAATATATCCCTTGCCGGGGTTTGTAAATGCTCGATAGTCGCCTTCTTGGCCGGGAGCAATTACGTCTGTTGGAATTTCAGGAGAAACTCCGGGAGCCAGCTGCGTTACGTTAAATATATTGCTGGTATTATCGCCATCAAAGATAGCGGATCGTACTGGTAGCTGAATAGCACTGAAAAAATCAGTTATAGCTTTTGCTCTAATTACTGGGTCAACTGAAGCTGTAGCTTTTAATACCTCAGTTGATTTATCGGAAAGGTCAAGGTTCATATAATTTATACTCCGTATTTAGGTTAGATTAGTCGATATTAACAGATATTTCACAGAATCCATCAGTATCAACAGCAGATTCAAACCTGCCTACAGATGGGTAGCCACTAGTGCTAAGTGTGGTATAATTACCACTTGGTCCAACGTACATCGTAGCACCCGGAGTAACTGCTCCAGTTGTTGCAGGATGCAGGTTATTTACTTTACCCCTGAACTTACGAACAAGAGTAACCTTACTATTAAGTGGAACTAGGTTGGCGTTTTGGTAGTTCGTAGGAACTCTTGAAACGTCATAATTCTCAACGGTGTGCATCAATACACCCATTGGTTTACGACCAGATGCTGTTAAAGCATAGTCTACAGTTTTACTAGAATTATCCATTCCAGCAGTAAAAGTGCCAGTCGTAAGAACAACACACCCGCCATACTCACCAACGCTGTTCATTGTGCATGACAGATCGTATGAGTATGGATCAACTACTTGGTGACCTCGAATAGCCATATTATTTATCTCCCTTATCTTTAGTTATGTTCAATTTGTTTGCGATAGCCTTAGAAAGATCAAGTAGGTTTTGTTCCACTTTTACTTCTGCTTCAACGTTTTCTACATTATTGGATGCTGTTGCAGTTTCAACAGCGTCCGCTACGGTCGTAGTAATTACCGTTTCTGTTTTTACACTAGCATTAGACTTTGTGTAAAGGTCAGAGACTTCTTTAAAGAGCTCATCAGAAACAGATGCGAAGGTTTTAACAACATCTTTTGCTTTTTCTTCAGTTAGATTAGCAGCTACAAGCTTAGCAACTCGTTCGGCAACAATCTTTTCACTCTTTACTTTATTTAGTTCGGCTTCGGCTTCTTCAACCTTAACCGCACATTCAGTCTTCATTTTATCAATTTCTTGATCTTTTTCAGCCTTTACCTCGTCCATCTTGTTCTGAGTTTCTTCAGCCAAGGTTTTAAGAGCTGTAACTTGGGCTTTAAGATTTTCAACTTCTGCTACAACCTTAGCTGCTTCTTCAGATTTAATGGACGCAATAGTTTTATTTGCCTCCACAAGTGCTGATTTTAATTCAGCTATTTCTTTTTCAATTTTATCACTTTCCATTATGTTCTCCGCTTTGGTAGAAATTATTTTATTAACTTCGAAAATATTATTAATCATTTTTGATCGTGGATTAGCTGGATCGTCTACTATGCCCTTTCCACTAAAAGTAAAATCTCTTAAAACTCTATAAACTCTATAACCATCAAATTCTCCGGTTTTAGATCCATAACACCTGAGGTGCTTAGTTAAAAAAGACGTCTGTTCGTTTCGGGCAACAATTTTTGTTTCATTGCCATTTACTAACATGTAATCAAAGTTTTTGAATAAAGCTTCCATAGAGACATATAGTTCGTCTTTTTCTATAGATGCTATAATCTTTTGAACATTATCAGAAACAACTTGGTCATCCCAATTTGTCCAAATAACTGCCTGAGTAGCTATATCTTTAACTTGCCCGTTTGCGGACTCTTCAAGTATTGTAGAACCATTTGCATCAAGAGTAATACTATCAGTAATTACACCAATAATATTTTTCTCATCATGCATGTAATTTAACTGTTTATGAACTGGGGTTAGTCTAGCTCCCCACATCTCTTCTGGTAAAAACCAATCATCATTCTTATTAGGGCCTATGCTAGCCAAAATAGATTGAATGTAGTACAAGTCAAAATTACGTGAGTTATCAAATGAGGCAACTATTTTAATTGTCTCTGTTGTTGGTTCGATAGATTTCGTTATACAACTAGTAAAAGCAACTGTGTTGTTCTCTAGTTTGTTTTCTAATCCGTCGAGTATTTCGGTTTGATAAGCTTTTATTAACATTCTATAATATACTTCTCTAAATTAGTTTATTTTTCTAATTTTCATCGTTGTTTTCAGATATTTTAGATATAGCGTACGCTGCTGCAGAGGCTATTCGCTTGTCATCAATTGTTAAAATTCTCTTTATTTTACCTGATAATTCCATTAATAATGTATCTCTTATTACTCGTTCTTGATGTGTGGATTTAATATTAGATATAGAGGCACTAACTGTATTTATTTCAACTGGACTGAATGGCTCTATTCCCATGAGAACAGAAAGCTTAAGATCTTCAAACTCATTTGATTCATCATCACTAAGCTGTCTAAAGTTTGCTTTAGCTTTTTCCTGTAAGTACGAATCTCCAATTATACTAGAAATCTTATCAAGTGATTCTCTAGCCCAAACATGAGTTTCTATGAAAGAGGAGGCAACTACCTTTTTGGTAACACCTTGTTTCGTAGCTCTCTTTCCAGTGTCTTTAGCTCCAGTCGGCCTTCCTCCCGGATTCTTAGAGTAAACCTCGTCTTTATTTACGTCCACATCCATATGATCACCATCTAGATTTCCAGTTTTAATAAGATCACTCTTGAGCTTATCTTTAATCATTGGATCGTGAAATTGTCCAGATTTAGCTGGGACTGTCCCCTTTTCTCTTTTCTTTACTTCTCTATTAACTCGACTAGACTCAATTCTATCCACTAGATTAAATTCTTCTCTCACAGATTCTGCACTGATTATATTTCTGTCATAAATATCGACAAGAAGTTTTTTGTAAGCAATTTCATCAGAGAATATAGCGTCATCAAACTCTACTCTGGCGGCAGAAGGAAATCCCATTGCTTTTTGAACTATATCAGCCTGACCATTCCAAAAATGGATAAGCTTATTTCTAACGTAAGCCAATCTTTCCACAAGTACCTTCATGGATATAGCATTGTTAGTCAACCCACTATTTCCCCCATTAGCCCCGCCAGCAAGAGAGGGGTTTATTCCCAATCCGTCATATATCTCAGACATAAGCTGCGTGTATTTTTCTGGGAAAAGAAACTGGTGAGCGTTACTGCTGGATTCTTTAAAGTCTAGATCTGGGCCCCAGACTATGTCTAAAACTCCCCCAGCTATATTGTTTCTAAGCATATTAGAGAACAGTGTTAACATATCCGCAGATGGAATGATAGAGTTTAGTACATTTGTTTGATCTATGTATCCAATTCTCCAGAGCCTGACATTAGAAATAACACCATCTAAAGCAGACATGTCTGCAAGGTGCATTTTCTTTAACATTATTAATGGTTCTGCTATTGAGAGAATAATTGGACGGGCCCAAGTATCCCAGTGATCTTTTCGGTAATGATAGACAAGTATATCTTTACCTTCTTTAATAATTACATTTCCAGAGTTGTCAACCACCTTCTTTTTAATACTATAAGGAAGCGATTGAAAAAGTGTTCCTGAGAAATTAGAAGTATTACTATCTTGTGTTCTAAAGCTAAGATTATAGTTAGTAAAGCTAGATATTAGCCCACCGGAAGACGCTATTCTATAGGTTCTATTTTTAAGACCGACTGTATTTTGGTCAATAACAGGTTGTAAAGCGGTAATATCTATAAAATTATAACTAGATGGAATTTCTAGATTATTAACTTTTATGTCTTTAAAGGTATCACCCCTTGTCTTTTTCCAGTTGCTAGCTATTCCTTCTGGGATTTTTGATTTCTCTGGGGCGATTGCTACATTCCCAAGTCTAATAAGATAATTACAAAATCTCTCAGAGACATCAATTCCGTCTACTGTTCTAAACCACTCTCTATAAAATGCTTGAGTGGCCCTATTTGCGTGGGACCAGTCAATCCCTTTAATGCAAAAGTCCGACATTATGTCTATCACGTTGCGGACAATTGCCACATTGTAATAAGAGTCATTACAAAATATTAAAGAATTAAGGAAGTCAGTGGGGACTCTTTCATTAGGACGAGCTGAGTCGTAATTACTTTTACTATATTCATCACGAGTAAGCATTCCACCTTTAGCGCTAAAAGTATTATCTATACCGGTAGACGTTCTGCTAACAGCCGAGCATCCTTCGGAGTATGCAGCTATACTTTTTTGCAATTTGGCTAACTTAATATCGCTCATTATTGTACCTAACGTTAATAGTAATTGTAATACCTTATACTAGATACTACTCTTTTTTCTTCTTTTTTTCTATAAACCACCGTAAAGTTTGTTCAACTGGCTTGCAATCTTACTATTACCCTTAAATAAAACGCCCGTATCTACTCTTGTACAAAAGCTACTAAGATCCAATAAATCGGGATTTTCAAGACGATCTCCATCATTATCTATTTCTCTAGATACTATGTTAGCCATTAACAAAGCAGAATACCTATCTTTCTTTAATCTGCCTTTTTTGTTTATACCAACCTTAACAGACGGTGTGTCAAATTTTTCTCTTCCTGTAGCAGTCTCGCTAACTGTAATAGTTGTAAGTTCTTTTTTAAGTTCCTCTATTTCAAATATACAGTCATCCAAAGTATCGTAAAGCTCCTTATTTTTACCAAGAGATTCGTCATAATATTCAGCGATTGCGTAAGAAACATCATCACTAAAAGGAAATCTGATTGTTTTATCTTCCATGTCTTTCTTAAGAGCGTAATTAGCTGTAGCTATCCACTCAGAAGTAAAATTAACTATTTTAATAATATGTAAACCAGACATAACGTCTGTTTCTTTTATTTTTTCTTCAATCTCAATAGTAGGAAGTATAATGCTTTCTCCTTCCTTTAGCTTTGTTATATCTGTAAAAGCTTCCATTACTGCTTTTCCACCGCCCTGAGAGTCAATAGCTATATACTCACACGGAAACCTTTTCATAAGATCTCTGATTTTTCTAACGCAATAATGATAATAATCATTTTCAGTTATTATTTTTCTTAACAATCTTGCTTTGTGATCACTAGCTTGAGTCGTCCAAACGTGGACCACTCTACGGTGATTACCATTAAGCTCTATTACAACAACAGCAAAGTTGTCCCCTTCGTAGGCCGGGTCAACACCAAAGACATATTTCTTTTTTCTATTTCCATATAACGCTGGAGGGAATATCTCAGGATCACCTTCTTGACATGTACATGAGTCAATTAGACTAATTCTAAAAAAACCATCTGAATCATTCGTAAAAACGGCACAATATTCACGAAGATAGACGTCTTTTGTTGTACTAGCTTTTATTCTACTTATTTGCGCCATATCCATATATCCACTAGTTGTCAGCTCAATAGGAATTCTAATTATTGAGTAATCATCTGGATTAATGTGTTTCGCGTCTTCATCCTTTGTAAACATGTCTTTTAAAAGTTTTGGGTTTTGCTTTGACATTATTATATCGTGCCACTTATTAAAGTATGCATAAAAATGATTCATTTGATAATATGCGGTTCCAGAAAGAATAAGCTGGTTTTGCATAAAATCACCATCTCCCTGATCTGATTTAGGTATTGGAATATTAAACATTTTCATAGTATTCTTCTTGGCGTTAAACTTAATTTGCTCGACTGGAGAAGAGGCGACTGATAAGAATCCAGACATAACTTCTTCAAAAACCTGTCTGTTAATTGAGTTATGACTAACTAAGCCATTTGCATAATAACTATGCGTATTTGGTAAAGATATATCATATAAATGACTTCTTTCATTTATTTTTTTAACAGATTTTACTTGAACACACAGTTTTGTCTTATCGTTAAAATTCTTAATTTTTAAATAACCTTCATCTTTTGTTTTAACTAAACCAAGATATATAGATTTACAGTTTTTATAACTATGAACACTATAATTATTGTATTTTTTTCTATAGTAAACTGTTCCAGTTTTATTTCTTAATCTATCAACAAATGGAGTTATTTCACTAATTAATTTATTTAAATTGGGATATTGTATATCTGTGATAAAATCAGAAGCATATGTTCCATTCAATCTTATAAACCATTGTTTGTTTTTAGATATAGAGCTGTCTCTTTTATTTTTGTATGATAAATAACCTAAAGATTTTAACAAAATCTGCATTTGGTCTACTAATAACTTAGAGGATGAATAATAGGCTACGCCAATCTTTTTATTTCCTCTGTCTTTCCATATAAAAGCTGATCCGTCACCAATGAATGCGCCCTTAAGAAAATTTAAAACATTTTCTCTTGAGCATTGCAATATGCTCCACGGAATAACTTTATTTATGGCTGTTTTATACTCAATGCCCTGAGAAAAAAGGAACTCTCTAAATTCAACACTGTAAAATCTAATTTCATAACTTTCCTTACAGTTCCATCCACGTTTATCAGTTAATGCTTTTTTAATATATACCTTAGGATTTAATAAAGAAAATCTATTTTGTAGATCGTCTATAAGTTCTTTATCAGTATTAATTATAGAAACAAAATTTTTATTACATACATACCCCTCAGAAATTAATAATCCGTATAAATAAGCTAAGTCATTACTCGGTATATTTTTATAAGATTTAAGTTCACTTAAAGGAAATTTGTAATTATTGTCAAAAAGGATAAAGTCATCTTTAGTTAGATCTATACCCTTTTTCCATTCTCCAGTTGATAACATAAATTTGTGTTTATCAGAAAATTCTATTTCATAACCATACTTTGTTGTAAGATTATAAACGTCTGTTACAGGGGTTTTTACCCAACCAATGATTGGCTCCAGTTCACCATTTATATTGTAAACATTACATTTAATTTTATTTTCTACTATATCTTCTATCTTTAATAAACCAATATCTGTTGCTACTAAAGATTTCCTAGTGCATGAAAATTCGTCCGTAACCAGACAATTGTGATTAATGAACCCTCCTCCAGAAAAGCTGTTTGTCTCCATTAGCTCAAAATCATATAAACTTTCTTGCTTATCTAATTTAACAACAGAAATCACCTTTTCTACTGGGCGAGTTTCTGGTTCTAAATGTTGTTTTAGAACAGTAAGTTCAAACTTGGTACCTACTTCTTTTATATTGGCTATAAAATTAAACTTAAGAAGAAGAATTTGAAGTTGTTCTAGTTTATACCTACTAGAGGCGTTATACTTCTTATTAATCCAATATTGACCAAATAATATGTTTAAAAATTTATACACTATTTTTCTTGGAGACTGTAATATATACCAAGGTATTTCATCTGCTCCAAGTGTTGATAAATTTAAAAGACCGCTTAAAAATATAGATTCTTCATCGAGTTTTAAACTACTGTGTTTACAGTATTCTTGCGGGAAATACTCATTGTTATCAAGATAGACATCCTTATAAGTTAGATCTGTTCCGATTATCCATCCAGTTGGCCCATTAAGTTGGTGAATTTCTGAAAATCTAAGTTTATAACCATTTTCAGTTGTGAGTTCGTAAACATCTATCTCTTCAGTATTGTAATGAGTTTTGGGTTCTTCTAGTTCTCTATTAATGTTAATAACAGATTCACAAGATTTAGTTTTAAAATCTTTGATTTTAATTAAACCTTTATCTGTCTGGATTAACGTAGTTGAATGAACACAGTTAGCTCTATACCCCCTAACCTTAGACCCGTCTGGTCCTACTGGTAAAGCGTATGTAATGCTGTCACCAAGTCTAAATGTCCAAACATCAGTCCCGTGAGTTGGCCCATTTTTACCACCCTTAAAACAGCTCTGAAGAACTAAGGATTTCTTCCAAATTGTCTCCATGTAATCAAAAACCACTTTAGACTGTCTGAAGCCAGCTGAAGTAATAATGCACTTAGATCCGGGCAATAAAATCATCTTAATCATCATATACATGGCAAGCCCAATACTGTTGTGAGTTACTACGTAATCTTTGGTAATATATGTATGATCTGGAGAGTCTACTGATATGCATTGCATTTCTTTATATTCAGTAATTGGCTCTATCTTAATAATAGGGTTATAAGATTCTCTATCTGTGCGCTTGATTTTTAATCTACTTAGTTTTCTAGGGAGCTTAAATACTTTTTTAGAAGTATTAATAAAAATTCTAAAATAAGTACCTCTAATACCAATCTTACCATTTGGCAATATATGCTGTTGTCCAGTTCTATCGTCTATAGATTTTCTACATGTTATACCTAAACTTCTTAAAACATCCATCAAGTCATTTATTAGGGTTTCATTTGTATTGGTGAATTCTATAGACCCATTCTTATTTATGGACCCGTCAGTATCCAATAACCCTCTAACCAATTCCATTCTATCTTCAATGGACGAAGTTTTATATTCATTAGGAATAAATTTACCCAAACATCCAACATTTAAGGATAAGCTTCTTATTAGATCTGTAAATCTATTGCCATCTTTCCTAAAGTGCTTTGTACCAAGTCTACATCTTTCATTTACTTGCTTATCTATATCTACTATTGTATAATTATTATTAGTAGGGTCTTTTTCGATCTTAAATCCTTTTAATTTTTCCCTAAATTGATCTATAATAAATATATCATCTGATGCTATTTTCGGAGTGGCGGTAGTCATACAACCATCTCCAAGCATACACCCAAGGATATATGGATCCATTGATAGTTCGTTTTTAGATAGCTCAATTGGCTCTGGTAATGGAACCTTAAACTTATATGCATGTTTTCCACTTGGGCCACGTGAAATAAGTCCGTCCGTGTACATCTTTTTAGTTGATAAAACCACTTCTTTCTTTTGTCTTTTTACAGTCCATAAATGATCTTCACAACAATCTACGGTTCTTCCGTCTACAAAAAACACTCTCCAAACTTGTTTTTTACCTTGCGGGTGTATAGCGGTAACATTGTACAACTTACCGTCTCTACTGTATATCTTTGTTCCAATATTCATATCACCCATAGTAGACCAACCATTGTCGGTTAATATTGGGGTTTCTAAGGTATGCGCTTTCCCAACACCACGCGAACCAATTAGTAAAGGAAACTTATGATTATAAAGTTCCCTAAGCATCATACATTGCTGAGGGAAGCTGTCCATCTGAAAAATATATTTAATTATAAAGTAAAAGTATTCAGGTTGACTCATTAAGTGTAGTACGTACTGAGGAAAATTATCATTAATCAATGGGGTAATTTGCCCTAATGGATTAAATAGGGTTCTATCGTTAGTAAGTACACCTAGATAAGCTTCTGCGATTTTCTTATCAAAATCATCCTTAGATAAACCTGATAAAAATGTATCCCCTATGATTTCGTTTGCTTTTTTATTAAGTATTAGCTTTGTCATAAAATTCTCTCAGTATATTATAAGCAGTATTTTCTGCTTCTTGATTTGATTCGGAAAAAATAAATTTAATATTCGGGAATTCTTCTTCAATGCTTTTATATCGCCATTTAAGAAAACTCCCATTAGTTCTTAGGTACTTCCATCTCCTCTTGGGAATTTGGGAATTCTCTGGAAACATGGTAAGAAAATCATATGGAAAAGAACAAAGGATGTATGCCTCCTCAAAAGCACTCATCCTTTCTATTTCTCGCCTAAATCTCTTCCAGCTTCCGCCAAAACATAATTGTAATTCACCAGTAGTTTCTTTTCTATCTATTGTTATCTTGTTTTCGTAACCAATTAAAGAGTAGTCTCCAGTCTTAAGTGGTTTTCGTGTAGTCTCTACATCTTCATAAGATTTAAATAGAAAGAAATTCTTCTTTTCTCTGGTATCAACTATTATGTTTAGCATTTTTATCTTCCCAGTCCTTAATATTAAGAAGGACAGCCTCTTGTTTTACTATAGATTTGTATTTGTTTGTTATATTTACCCATGCTTTTCCTCTTACTATATTTCTTACTGCCGTAGGGTTGTTCATATTAAATGCCCGCATTATTTCAATCTGCTTCTTTTTAAACTTATGAAATAATATAAATATAACTTCAGCTATTGTGTCGTCTAGTCTAGTTTGACTATTATTCTGTTTTTGTATTTCTGCTGTTGCCCACCTTAGGTTACCGGGCTCATAACCTTTATCGTTATCTATTCTATCCAAAGAGTGCCCCTCTGGGCGATCTCCTAAGTTGGCTAGTATATATTTCTTAAAGAGTTTAAAAGACTCTAGCCAAGTAGGAAACATCTTAATGCCTCTTCCTCCGTATCTGGGATAACTCTTACACTTGTCGTTTGTGGTCCTGCGTTTTATTCCTCGCCAAGTTACCCTTAGGTAATCTTCTGTCTTCTTGGATTTAACTACATCACCAGCTTCTGGGGCGACATAACATATATCATCACCAGTTAGTTCTTGTTGAAGCTTTTTCTTGGCTATAATATCCTCCATTGTAAGCTTCTCTCTGCGGGCTCTTTCTGTGTTACGCGCAATTTTAGCACGAAATACAGATATATATCTGTCTTCCTTGTTCTTTATAGAAGCGTGGCACTTCTTACACAAAGAGATAAGATTTCTTTTATTTTGCCTAACAGATGAAGCTTTTGCCCATCTAATAACATGGTGGCATTCTAGCTTAACGCCATTGGCTTTACACATTTGACACTCGTATCTATCTCTTAACATTACTTGGTTTCTCATGAGTAGATACTTCTTTGTATATCTGCGCTTATTCCTATTCTTTTTAATGCTAGCTTTAGTAGAAGATTTAAGTACTTTTTTAACCCTACGCCTTACAGGTTTCTTAGCCATTTAAAAGCTTCCTTATAATATCTAGGGTTGCATACTTTGGTTCCCAGCCAAGTGATCTAAGTCTAGAAGAGTCTATATGCCCATATACAGTGTCATTCTTTCTGAACAATGATTCTTCTATTTCTACATAGTCTCTATAATTAAAACCAGAATAATCAAATATTAATTTAACGACTTGGCCAACGGATTTTACATTATTAGCAGCAACACACCAATTATTTGCTGGAAATTCTAAGGCTCTTAATATTCCATGAACTAAATCGTCTACGTACATCCAGTCTCTAACTGAGTCTAAGTTACCTAATTTCAATTTATTATTCTTATCTGGCCCGTTTTTAATGTATTCTAAGGTTTTTCCAATAACAAATTTACTAGATTGAAATTCACTAATAAAATTACCACTAATTATATTGGAGGCACTTACTCCATATTCATGTCTAAATGAATCAACATAAAGATGAGCACATGCCTTTGAAACACCATAAGGATTACTGGGGGCGATTTTAGAAGATTCATTAATTTCGCCGCAGGATCCAAAGATTTCACTAGAGCTCATATTGAAAAAAGTGACAGGCTTATACCTTATAAGAGATCTTAATATTTCATATGTTTCTTTTACATTCTTATTAAATGTTTTTAATCCTTCTTCTTTTGATTCCCAAACACTTGTTTGGGCAGATAAATGTCCTACTATGTCAGGTCTATAGAGATCCAGTAGAGCTCTAAAAGAGCTCTCCTGCATCTCTTCGACCTTAACAAGACTTAGGTTAGCATAAGTCCTAGATAGCCTTACTGATACTTCAGTATCTGTAGAGTGTAATCCTATGATGTGGTTTTTCTCATCTTTGAGAATCGCCCTAATAAATGCTTGTCCTAATTGCCCCGTTGCTCCAGTAAATAAATATGTTGTCAAGGTTTATTTTCCTTTCTCCCTGATACTTCTGTATTTAGGATTGGATAATCCTCTATATTATCTTGAAATAGATGGATATCTGTTAGTCTAATATACTCTTCTTTTATTCCTATACGCATACGCTCAATCTCTAAGCCAACCTGCTTACGAAACTCTTCACGCTTTCGAAGTTCTAAAAGTAAATCACCAAAGTTTTGATTAACCTTACTAATCTGGTCTGCCCTTTGGTTTCTAGAAACATTAAGAGCTTTTGTAATACTTTCTTTCTTATCTAGGAAGCTGATCTGCTCTTTCTTTATTTGGTTGTGCTCAGTCTGTAGATCTGCTATGGCTATGTTTACTACGTCTATTTTATCAGTATAGTAATCTTCCATGTCATATTTATCTGCCTCATCTTCCTCGTCTGCATCTGGGTCGGGTTCTTTTTTACTAAGCTCGTCTTTCTTTTTTTCAAATTCTGCCCTATATCTCTTTTGGATATCCACCTCTGTGGCAATTTCCATTTCCCTTTTAAAAACCCGATTCAAAAGACAGGTAACCATACAATATTCTATAATCTGAACTTCTTCAGAGTAAATAATATCATTGCCAAATTGCTCCATCATACCTTTATACACTTGTACGGCAAAGTCATACTCTCCTATTGAGAGTTGATTTTTCATTTCTAAAAGGTGGTGGTTGTTTTTTGCCCGATTCTCTGTATACTTTCTTTTAGAGACTAGATCATTACTCAATCCTTTCCGTTGACAGTACTTTCTAACGGTTGCTGGGCCCCTATTTAATTTTCTAGCAATTTCCGCATAGTTATAAGTATCAACCATCGTCTCAATGTCTCTCTTTTCCTGATCTGATAGACACCCCTTCTTCAGTGGGGGACCTACTGCTTTACTCTTCTTTTTCATCATAAACCTCTATTATATTTTTTATAAGTTTAGAAAGCTTAAGTCTGTCGTGCCAATCTATATGGGTACCGTCAAGTAACTTAAGGTAATTTATACGCATGTTGGCAGGAATTTTATTATCAACAACAGCAGTTAATAAATCCAGCCCATCTATAGTTTCTACATCTTCATTATTGTAAAGTTTATCAGACTCAACAATACTTGAAGCATTATTTAAAGCCATTTTAAGGTTAGGGTTTTTTATAGTCATATTAACAAAAGTGTCTCTCTTAAGTGTGATGAGACGATTTTTAACAAAGTTTAAATAGAATAGAAACTCATCACCCTTAGAAGGATCATAAGAGGATTCGCCCCTTAGGACCAATAAGAAGATCTCCTGATGAATATCATCTTCATCATATACCCCGAACTTCAAGCGCTTCGCGAGTATCGCGGATATTCTTTCCACATAACTCAATAATTTCTCTTGCATTTTCTGGATCCTCTGTATCTAGCTCCTTAAGAGCTTTAGTTTGAATTTGTTTAGAAGCGACCACTTTTAGGTCTACTTTGCGGATTTTTGTCAAGGCAAATGCCCCTTTTTAAATTTTTTTATCATTTATAGAGTATTAACTTATGGGGACAAATGTATTCCCCTATTATATACTACTCCTTTTTGGGCATATTTCCTATAAAAGGTGGCGAATTTTAGAGAAAGGTGAAATGTTATGATGATTACGGCATGGGGTGACACTAAGGAACTTTTAGAGTTCCTAGATGATTTTAGGGTACACCCGTCAGTTACGCGTGACAGTGTGGTTAAGAGACTGAAAAGACATGAGATACCGGAGCTGGCTCTTACAAAACCAGTATGCGGAGAAGCTAAGTCTGGTGACACAAATCTAAGGATAAAAGCAAGGAAAGAAAAAACAGCATATAGAGTAAAGATGTTCCTTTTGGCCCAAGAGGTACGTCGTAAAAGTGATATGGGGGTTGAACATTCGGAAATACAAAAACGATACCAAATTTCAAAGTCACAGTGTGAAAAGATAATCAGTAAAAATGAGTGGTATAACGCCCACTGGCAGAATATGAATGTTCCAGAGGAATATAAGGAAATAACGGATGAAATTAAAAAGAAGGGATTATTAAGTGAATAAAACTTGCAAAAAATGTAAAGAAATAAAAGAAATTGAAGACTTTACTAAAAGTAAAAATAATAAAGATGGGAGGTCTGGAACCTGTAGAGTCTGCAGGAATATTTACAAAAGAAACAATGTAGATAAAGAAAAGAAATCTGCGGATGACAAAAGATATCGCGAAAAGAATAAGGATGTAATAAAATTAAAACAAAAAGAATTTTATGAAAATAATAAAGGTAAAGATAAATATATAATAGCTCGAAAAGAATACAGGGAAAGAAATAAAGAACAGAAAAGAATTACTGACAAAATATATAGATCAAAAACAAAAGAGAAGATGAAGGAATATTTAAAAGAATATAATATAATTAATAAAGAGAGTATTAAAAAATTAAGGAAAGAATACTATGAAAACAATAGAAATAAAATTGCTGAATCGAGTAAAATTAGGTATATTAAGAATAAAGATAAAGTCAGAGTGTATTTAAAAAAGAATAAAGATAAAATAAATCAGAGAAGAAGGAGATACAGAAAAACATATGTTCTACCACTAAATACAAGAATTTCACAAATTCTACGTAGAAGAATATTATGCGCTATTAAAAAACAGGGTTCTAAAAAAGCTTATAAAAGTATGGAACTTTTAGGATGCTCTATAGAATTTTTCAAATCTTATATAGAAAATAAATTTACTAATGGTATGAGTTGGGAAAATCACAGTTTGTATGGTTGGCATATAGATCACATAATTCCGTGTAACTCTTTCGATCTTTCTGATCCCATTCAACAAAAGAAGTGTTTTCACTATACAAACCTCCAGCCATTATGGTCAACAAGTGATGTCGCAATATCTTATGGTGAAAGCCCCGAGTATATTGGAAATGTTGAGAAGAAAGATATTATTTTAAATGAAACAAAAAGGAGCAACTCTTGATAGCAATAAATATTCCTAAGTCCTCACCTAAAGGAAAATTAAAGGTTTTAATTAATATTGGTAAACAGGGGTTCTCACGTTGTGAAACTTATAAAAAAGATGAGTGGAAAAGTGGACAAACCATTTACGTAGATCCCGATACTGTTTCAGTTGTCTTTAGTAATGGTGGATGGTCAGAAACTGTTAATCTAAAACCATTCTAGGGCTTTCTCAATATTGAGAATCCACTCTACATATTCTGCCCATTTGCTTTTTTCATATCAGAGGCCGCAGGCCGTACTGCGATTCAAAGGCTCCTAACTTTAGGGGCCTTTTTCGTTTCCTGCCATTTTGGCAGACGTGTAGAGAAATCAAATTTTACTGCGACGATTTTTAATTACGTAGTAATTGAAAATCACAAGAAAGAAAAGAAAGAGAAATACAAAGAAAAGAAAACCCCCTAAAGGGGGTAAAAGAAAAGAAATAAAAGAGAAAGAAAAGAAAGATAAACCCCAGTGTTTTTGCAAAATGAAAAAGATGAACACAAAAGTTGGTGGCTTTTCGGACAAATGTTGGCCCACTCACAAGTTGTGTTGGTAACTCAACGCATATATGCGGCTAGAATCTCACAGGATGGCCCTAGGATCTCTTTAAACTAAAAAGACGAGTACTTGATCGTCCAGACCTCCGAGGCTCTTAAAACGTAAATTAGAGGCCTTCGCCAAATTCAAACTCTATTTTAGAACTTTGCACCTCTTATACACACGCGCGCACGATCCATGTAGGCTAACGCCTACTACTGCGCTAGCAGCTCCTGCCAAAATGGCAGCTTACATCAAAGATGCACTTGTCCGCGTTCCCCATAGAGGAATACAAGCTGCCAAAATGGCAGGTTCTACGAAAGTTACAGGATTATGTATTATTATAAGTGTTAATAAGAATACCTATACAAGTATATTAGGATAACACTACAAATACAAAAGTCCGTTGCGTATTGTATCTTTTATCTACTAGTTTCTCGGATGCACGCCCCCCGCCCCTAAGGTGTTCCGCACGGCACCCCTACGCCAATCGAAAAACCCCGCATTTCATGCGGTAAAAAGAATTCTTAAAGATTTCTGGCGAGTCTGCCGAAGAATGTGTATAATGCAATCTCGCCAAACGCGGCGAACCTGAACCGGGCAGTGTTGACCCGGTAGTGTACCCTAGTGCTAGGAGCTGTGCAATGGCCACAGTAGTCACGCTGAGAGAGTTACCCGCTACGAAGGACGGTAGACACTCTGCCGTAGTGGGCTTCCGTTACTGGTGGCAGGGCACCATACGAGTGTTCTACTTCCGTAATGGTAAGTATGGCAATGCACCACCAGACAATCGACGCATCAACCGTAGGTGGTGGCTCAAGGTCGGTAAGGCAAACCGTTGCCCCAACGGCCTCATGTTCACTGGTTACCGTACCAACGCCAACGGTATGCGGTGCATTGCTGTAGAGTTAGTGTCTGGCAATGACTTTGAAGCCACTACTGGTGGCATGTTCCAGTACGAGTACCTACATGCCATTGTGGCAGAGTAGTACTTACAGTGGGCTGCCAGTGTGGCAGCCTACAACCCCTTAGTTTGGAGTTTAGTACCATGTTAGACCACGAGTTTCCTAGTGTCCACGTCAAGCTACTCACAGTAGCATTCAGCAAGTGCCGCAACTATGCGGTATCTGAGGACATTGTTAGCACAGTAGTATTACGACTACTGCCACAGATGGCCGACCTGTCAGTCAGCGAATACACTGCCATCGGCATCATTGCCGTTGGTAACATGCTGAAGAACATGCACCGTGATAACGCCAAGTTTGAATCTCAGGCTTCAGCAGCTATCGAACTGGACGTAGTCGAGCAGACTATCGCGGAGTACGACCTACAGGAAGAGCAGGAGCACATGGAACAGGTTATGGGACAGCTTAATGCTCGTCAGACCAATCTTGTCAGCGGTTTGATCGTCGGACTTCGACGTGACGAGTTGACAGAACGCCTCGGCATCAGCCGTGCAACCTACTACCGTGAGGTCGAGGTTATTACGGATATCGCTGAAGCTACTGCGTAGTGTGTTCCGAGGGGGTGGCCAGTGTGGTCACCCCTCCCTATCGGCAGTCTTTACCCCTTATTGGAGTTATACCATGAGTCGCCAAGTAGTCTATGTCAGTCGCCTATTACTGTATGCCAATCACACTGAACTACTGAACGCTATGCTGTATGTGTATCCACTCAGCCTTGCGTTCGACGTCCACCCTATGGTGTCTGTATACATATTCCTTCATAATGATGGAACACTACACATCAGTTCACATTCCCAAGGAAAGACTACTGAACACTACTGTGGTCCAGCAATGGACTACCATACGGGAGCGATGAGTGGTGAGTTGAGTATTGAAGTTGAGTACGATGCACGACGCAAATGGTTCAGCGTTGCTGTGGAAGATTACTTGACAATAGGCTTCTGAGTAAATGAGAATTACGAGGGGTGGCCGCTGTGGTCACCCCTCCCTATCGGCAGTCTTTACCCCTTATGGGAGTTATATCATGGGACAATGGAAAGCTTTACTAACCAACGTAGCAGAAGACTTCTGCATTGAGGACATGTATGCTATCTGGTTTGATGGACGTAGTCAGAGATTTACACGATGGCTGCGTCTCCTGATGGAGGTCTACACTGAGCTATTCTGTTCTGACTCTGCCCGCATGTTCGTTGAGAATACTCATCCCGGTATTACCGCTTTTGCTGGCATGGATATCACGTTCTGTGAGATTACTGGCAAGACCACAGTTTGGTGGAAGAATGGCCAGTACGTAGTGCTGAATTTTGGTGACGTAGCCTACAACCGGAACTCCAACCGCTACATCGTAGCAATGGAAGATGGCTGTTGGTTGGTAGGGTAAAGTACTACGTAGAGTTCCCGAGGGGTGGCGTGTTGCCACCCCTCCTTCCCTGTCTCAAGTTTAGGAGTGTTGTTATGGTCTATTGCGTTGCGTTCAGTATCAATAGGTTCGGTGGTTGGAATTATGGCGAGTATCTGGTCCGTTGGGAATGGACAGGACCAACTATGCCATTGGAAGTGTGTAATAACCCTAGAACAATCAAAGGATTTGCGTATACCATTCCAGCGAATTTGCCACACTAAGTGTTTCTCCGTGTTGCGACTTCCGGAGGTCACCATTGTGGTGGCCTCCGCTTTTCCCGTTCTTATGCTGACCACAGGTCAGGAGGTTTCCCGTGAATGAGTACATTCTTGAAAATGCCCTGCGTTTCTTTCTGGATGCAAATCCATCCTGTCCTTTGGCCCAAAGACTCAGACAGAGCGATACTTGTGGAATCAGGTTACAAATGCTGTGACCGTGTTTTTGCGTGCGGCAGATAAGGCACAACTAGTGCAGCGTGGCTCGGGTCTGCCAATTTGGCAGCTCCGGCCTATTGTAGGGATGAAAAATCCCTGCCTCGTGGATACGTATGTCCGCGAGCGTGAACAAGGTGTACTAACGTACACAGGCGCAGAATTACTTCCGACTTTCTTCTCTGTTTATACTGAATTCGTGAGACGATTTGCCGCTTCGCGGGTTTACAGTGTGTCAGGAGGAAAACCTCCTGCTAAGAAAAGAACCCTTTAAGAAAGGAATTGTATGTGCGAAGACCTGTTTTTGGATGAACCTTGTCAACCTGAGGAATCATTCACCCTTGAGGGTGCGGTGATTTTGGGCAGGGTTCATGCTTACCTGCATTACGAGATTATGGCGGAAATTAAGACCGGCGGATCAACTGCCCACTACAGGGCACTTACCGCAGCCCTGCGTGAAGTCATTTGGTTGGAGTGTACTGCTCGCAAAGCCTTCCCTCCAGTGGAAAACTTCGAGCATTGTTTGTCATTCTAGCCACTGTGTGGTGCGACTTCCGGAGGTGGCCATTGTGGCCGCCTCCGCCTTTCCCGTGTTTATGCTGACCATAGGTCAGGGAGAATTAGCTTGGAGTTTATTACAGGTCCCAAGTGTTTCCCGTACATCGTGTGTGCGATGTATATACTTATCTTGGCGTATGTCGTCGAGATGGTGAAAATTCTACTCTCTTAGCACTGTGTTGCGACTTCCGGAGGTCACCAATGTGGTGGTCTCCGCTTTCTTTTCTATTATCTAATTCGGAGAATTAGCTTGAACCCCTCTACAACAGTTGAGCAACGCATTGATGCGATGTTCGAAAGATTTAACAATAGTGTCGATGAACCAAAATGGATGCTGGAATTCATTGACGAAGAGATCCAACACATGATGGCCGCAGGGTGGGAGTTCTCTGAAATTGTTGGCAAGTTGACCACGTGGTCACTCACCCATGAGCGGAATGTGCAGACTGACCTCTTCTATCACACCTGCCTGAATGAGCTCTACGTCATTCGGCATGATGAGCAGCACAACCGCTAGCGACTGCGTCGTGCGACTTTCGAGGGTGGCCAGTGTGGTCACCCTCCTTTCTTTACGGTTACTTATCTCGGAGAGATAATTTGTCTAGTCCCATTGTACGTCTCAGTAACGATACCATGATTGCGAATTTTAGTTCGCCACACGAGTTCACGTTTGACGACGGAACCGTGTTGCCCGCGTCTGTCGTGTTGCAGACAGGGTCACTAAAGTGATTCATCACGATAGATTTTGTATCTAATGTGGAACGGGGGATATCGCAAGACATTCCCCGCTTTTTGCGGCGTTAAAGCGCTCTTTGGTGAGGATACGTAAGTCCGCACCTGTGAACATATGTACACTGAACATATAGACACCTATTTGTTTTGGCGTTTTTATTATTTTTAGACTGAAATTTTGAGACGAATTCAGACTTCGCGGGTTTACACTATGGGAAGGAAAAGAAAAGAGTGAAACAGTAAGGAAAGAAACCTTGCAATGTGCGGGGTTTGTGCTAGAGTATGTTTGTCGGGATAAGTTCCATTCCTTACGGTTTGGAATGGAAGGAATCCCACTTTTGGGAAAGGGTTCGTCAATGACGAATACTTTGGATCAGCATACGGTGAGAATGCTCTGTTCTCACGATCACATTCCGCAGAAATTGTTGGACAATGCAAATGCGGATTTGGGACGGTCTCCCGCACGTAGTGCGGATTTCTCAGATCCGAGAATCGGGGATAACTTGCACGGCGGTACTGTACTCTCTATTGCGGAGCAACTGCTCCGCTTTCGAGTGGCTCCGGATTTGCTGGGCCTGATTCTCTGCGGAACATTCGGGCAGATTCTCTCTGGAATGATGATCTCAGCTTTGGGAAAAGCTAAGAAACGTCGCAAGAAAGAGTTCAGGGAGGGTGATCACGTTCGTACCAAGTGGCAAACCAATACGTCACAACGTATGTGGGCGGAAGCTGAAGTAATTCAGGAAACCGCCCTTGCAATTCTTCATGGGGCGACCGACAACCTTCGGTTAATGGTTCCGTGGGGAATTGGTGAGGAAATTAGGCTGGATTCTCGAAGCCTTAAGGCTGAAAGGGTTTGGCGTAGTTTCTCAGCCTATGATTCAATGTCTGGGGAGGAACTACGGTTCGCTTCATACATGGATCAAACTGAGAGCGACTTACTTGAGGAGGTGGTTTCCCACAATCAAGGAACCGAAGGAACCTGTTCGCCGAATGAATGGCAATTCTGCCTGTTCCCGGCACGAACAGCAGACCATGTGTGTGATCTGTTTCAGGATGAGAACATTATCACGATTCGTCGTGTAAAGTCCTCCCTGAGTTCCGGTCTGGATAATTGTGTCATCGGTGCTTTCGGTGCTGCTGCTTTCCGGTTCATGCAACTGGAATTCGGCCATAATACTGAATTGCCGAAGGGTATGACGGAAATTTCCCACACTTACGTCAATGGAAGGAAAACACACGTAGATTCGGCAGATGATCCAAACCTTATGGTGCCGATCATGTGGGAGGATGAGGTGGCAGTAAAGTGTAGCCCGCTACAGAAGCGAATGGTAGAAATTTCGCTTCGTGAATGGGTGGAAACTCCGGATGAAGTGTGGGAAACGCTTTGCAAGGAAAGCGTGAATCCGATTAGTCGTGCAACATTCTGGCGACATTGGACACCGGTTATTGAAATGGCCAAAAATATTGGCGAAGATTAGACGACCTGCGGTCGTGGGAAGGGGTGGACTGTTCTGCCCCTTCCGTTTTTCTTAGAAAGTTTTGGAGAAATGCTCATGACAATTCGATCTATTGTTCTCAAACCTTCAAACGCCATCCGTATGATGGTGAAGGGGTTGGAAAATCTCGGTATTCTTAAATTCGAGACATTTACCGCCGGTGAAAATATCGATGGTGAATGTTGTGGCTGTGTATCAACTGCCGCAATCCAACAGCTTATGTCACGGAATTTTGTTCTGGATGATATGCCGCCGAGACTGGGTCTAATCGGCGAGACTCAGAAAGAGTACCGTTCTCGGAAGTGGGCCGAGTTGTGCAAATTTGAACCAAGTGATATTCGCTTGTTCGAGGATGCAATCGACCACGCCAGCTATGGTATGTACGAAAGACTTTTCGTTTTCTTCGGTATCGAACCCGAGAAAGCTGACAAGTTCTTCGTCCACGGGGAAATCAAGCAGGGATACACGGATAAGATCCTTGCAACCTTCATGAAGTCTGCCGACAAACTTGAGAAAGCTGGTTACTAGCCGATCTGCATCGGTTCTAAGATTATATTCCTTCGCCGGATAACTACCGGCCAAGGTGTATGTTCTTGCAAACCGCCCAATATGCCGCTGGGGGTGCGGCACTTTACTAACATCACCTTTCTAGGGGCCGCGTTGTGCGGTCCCTCTTTTACTTCGCTTTGCGAAACTCCTTAAAGGAACTTTCTAATGATCATTTCCGAAGTTAAACTTCGCATTATTCAAGCAACTAAAGAGATCCAAAATGGAACTCTTCAAAACCTTTTGTACTGGAGAAACTGGGCAACAAATCCCAGCAGGGCTATGAATGAAGCAGAGCATATTCTCTGTCGAGCTCTACGCAATGCCTGCGACCGGAAGCTTGCTCGCCATCATGGCGAGTATAAGGAAAATGAAGACGGAAGGATGATTGTTGTGTAGACTGTGTTTCCGAGGGGTGTCGAAAGACGCCCCTCTTTTTCGGACTTAGAAAGAGTCCGGTTGAGCGGATACGTATGTCCGCGAGGGTGAACAGGGTGTACACATGTTCATAGGCGGAGCCTACTTGCAAATTCTGTACCAAAGTATTTTGGAAAATTCTTGCGGGCTTTTGAGACAAACCCGCTCCCGGAAGCCTATTGAGTGAGAAGTGGATTGTTCTAGTTCTCTCTGTTTCTTCAGTTCGTGTGTTTCAAAATTTTGTTTAGGAGACTATTCTTGACAATTCGATTCGGTCCAATTACGCGGGCCGTTTCAACCCGTAAAGTTTCTACGGTGGCAAATCCTATTGCCGCACGTGGAATCTCTTCACAGCCATTTGTTCGCGAAGCAAATGAGTTGGAAGGGGTTGAAAATCCGCCGGACGACAAAGTACTGATTGCCAAAGCTTGGGCGGTTAGTCCTGAAAAGACTGTTTGTGCTTTGGCTCAAGCTGGATACCAGCCAAAGCAGATCGCGGGACTCTTGGGCTATCGTTCTGACGATCCCAAGTTTATGTCGCTACTTACTGATTCTCGTAATCAGTTAAAGAGTGAGATTGCGGCAGAATTTACTGAACTCTTTGAAGGGGTTGTAATTCCTGTAATTGATAGTGATGGTATTACGGAACATGCCGTCGATGTTACAGACAAACTGAAGAAAGCTGTGGTCGCTGCATTCTTCAGTGGATCAGATGAAGTGAAGTTCTCTGCAATGAAGGGGGCACCGTTTACCAGTACGCTCTCAGATATCTTCATGGAGGCTGACATCGATATTGACGTTCCGAAGGAAAAGGCCCGTATGAAAGAAGTCTACGGACGGACATTCCGTACTAAGGATCGTTCTGCTGGACCAATTGAGCGACCATTGCCACCAGCGTTGGCCGGTCTTACGACCGGAAATTAGCCAACTTCGTCGGAAAATTGTAAACGGGAACGAGAGACGGGGAATTTATTCCCCGTCTTTTCTTTTGCACATAGTGCATATATTACGCACATGATATATGTTAAAGAAAGCACTTTGTGCCAAAATCACAGACGCCATTTACGATGGGGTTTTGCAAGACGTAGTCTTGATTCAGTGCAGATTAAGCCATCCAGAACAAACCACTTGATAATGGCCTGCATTGAATCTAGCCTATGTGCTAGGTGACACTTACTCTTTTTCGGAGAAAACCTTGAAATTTACAATCACAAACCCACGGCGTGTAATTCAGAGCTTTACCTCTGTTTCTAACTTGCGGGCTGCCGCATGGAGAATATGGGAACATCACACCACAGAGATTCGTGACCAGTTGTTTACTGAGTTGCGTCGTTTTACGCAGGAAAAAGTAACCCACAAAGACGGGTCTTTCACGTTTCGTGACAAGAAATCTCTGGACCGACCTTTTGAAATCAGTGGCCTGATTTTCGGCCAAAGCTAAAGTGCCCCGAGAGTGAGACCCCATCTTCTAAAGGTTAGGAAACCTGAGGTTATCAGGGTAATACACGGTTCGATTCCGTGTTGGGGTCCTTCAGATGTTTGTGATATGCACTATCTAATGGCCATTGTTGTAAAGTCTTACGACAATCATACCTTTGGCTTGCTGGTAAAGCTTGAAAAAGACGTAGAGAAGATCATCAACAGTTTGACTAAAACTACGTAGTACCTTTTTTACCCTAGGAGTATGGGTAAACATCAATGCATGATGATCCATTTGGCTAACGGATACATGGTAGGAACCCTATGGCCACAGGTCGCTTCGTAGAAGTGGATACTTTCGTGGGGGCAAAACATGCCTTTTTGCAAAAACATTGGTGTTTTACACCAGAATTGCGGACAAAAGTAGACTTGTGGCCACATTTTTAATCAAAGAGTGGTTAAATTGCGGACAAGCGTAGCCACGCATCACTTTTTTACCCTATGAAATATACAAGGTAGGGCAAATATGCCTCTCGCAGAACTTTTTCGTGGCCAAAAAGAAGATCTTTAAGAGGGTTTTTTGCTGTGTTTTTGGGTAATATGTGCGAAAAACACTGGTTTTTTTGTATAAGGCTGGAGAAAAGCAAAAAACCACCCTTTCTTTTCTATCTTCTTTATAGTCTGTAAGCTTCTTTCTATGTGTTTGTTGGTATTTTTGTTTATGGTTTATAAGACCATTTTTCTATTAGTGAGTGCCTAAATAGGCTTTCTCTTATGGATGATTGCTCTGAAGCCCTTTTCAAGCCACCTTTTAGGTGGATTCCTGTTCTCTACACAGAATAGACTGAGAACACGCAGGCCCATTTTTAATGAGACTGGTTCTCTGCGGGGAATTCGGACAAACGTAAAGGAATCACATGTTCATTATTAATTTTGTTTTAGGCCTTGGAGAAAGACCAGATAAGATCATTGGCCCATTTGATTCTGATGCGGCAGCTGAAGAATACGTGGATTTAAAAAGAGAAGAATGGGACAAAATACATTCCTCTAATGGAAAGCGTTATTGGTCCTATGAAACAAGGGTCTTATTTGGCCCAAATGAGTAAGCACCTCTTCTGCGGGCTTTTCGGACTTTTGCACACAAGGAGATACTTTTGAAATACTCACCCGGTTCAGTAGGTCATCACGTAAGAGAATTACTAATTTCACATGGGCTATCTGAACATCAAGCAGACGCCACATTGGAATTAGCAACCAATGGAGAAAAGATAAACCCGAATATACCGGGAATTCTTCCTTTGCAACAGCACGCATATCCACTAGCAGTACATAATGCAGTGTGGAATTCGGTACGGGGTACCGCTTTGGAGTATATCGATAAGAATATCCCTTTGCATTGGGCAAGGCCGATGTTTGCCGACTAAAGCTGGACTGCGTCCAGCGTTTGTCCGAGAAAGTGAGTGCAAGGTTCGCAACTTAATGCTTTAAAGGTGAGTAAGATGATAATTCGACCATCAATTTTGATGACAATGATGGTGGAGCTTAATTCTACAATCGAATTTTAAACATATCTACGGGAGGGAGAAACCAAAATGGATAGCAAGATCGTGTTCGTGGCCCTTGTTATTGTTAGTGCTTTTGTGTTCGGATTCTTCAAAGTTGGCCGCCAGACAGGGAAGCGTTGAAATGTCAAAAGACATCATCGAAGATCTTTTGTTGATCAGGGCTGAATTGGGGCAAGCAAGTACCGAAATTGCCAGATTGCACAGCAAAATAGAGCGGTTAATTATAACCGAACAACTCAAGATTGGCAGAACATACGGAAGATGTATTAAAGAGTTCGTAGTTGACTATCAGTCCTATGAATTCAATGCAGATGACAAAACTGTGATCAAAGTTGGGGATGTGGTCGAGTTTTCAAGTTTCCCATTGTCTAACTCTGAGGACTTTACGGTCTGCTCGGGCGAATTCATTACCATCCACATGGACCCAGAGTTCTTTGAGATTTTCACATCTACGGAGAACATTGAAACAAGAGGATTCAGGTAAAAACCTGTACTTGTAACAGTTCTTATCAGAATGCTGTACATGGACATGGTAAAAGAGTCATGAATGTGGGTGGGTCGAAAGATTCCAAAACCTACTATTGTACTGTGTGTGGAGTAAAGCACAAAAAGTAATCTCGGACTGTTCATTTGTCCGAGAATTGAAACGGTGAGGTTGGTAAGTTCTAACCTCTTTTTATGCTGTATTGTTTAATTTGGAGAATCACCTTGTTTAATTTCGACAAAGCACCAGTGTCTGCTGAAGCAATCAAGGCCGCTGTTGAAAAGCGTAAAGCTGGCGAAGAAGAGGCCAGAGCCCTTGTATTCGCAGATGATTATGCTGCGTGCCAGAAGACGGTTGAAGCCGGTAAACGTCGTCTGAAAGCTCTCCGTAAGGCGGCGGATGAGTTTGCGGCTGAGTTTAAGAAGCTTGAGGCGGCTGAATCGCCAAAAGGTTTCACCGATATTCTTTCTAGTCTCCAGATTCGTTACGAGATTGGTGTTCCAACTCTGCGTGGAGATTACGAAGAGTAAGGTTGGGCCTGTGACGACTTGCCTCTAACGCTACAAAGTGATTACTTGTAGTATTGAAGGATACCAACGGTATCCGAAGCTAGGTCCAATCCCGTAGTAGCTACCTTGCGGTAGCTTTAGCAGCCGGGATCAAGTGGAAGTAGTAGTTTGGTAAGCTTCGAATAAAAATAGAGTTTACTCTACCACTTGCGACGCTTTATATCTATGTGGCTTTCATATTAGCCTATAATATGAGAAACTAAAGTACCCTCTTGGCAAAATGGTACGCCTGCGTCCTTTATGGGGTAGGTAAAGCCCAATCCTTTATGGTGGGGCAATAGGAGTGGTTTATCCATCCGAAAACGCCTGTGACAACCGATCCCCCACTCATGCTTTTATGGGTGGGGGATTTTTACCTACAATGGTGAAACAATGGAACAAAAAAATAATTGCCTGTGTCATTCGGGGTATAAGTGTTATGAATGCTACATGAAAGACAAGAGGTCTACTCCTGTGCAAGGACAAAGAGTTGCAGACCATAAGGTCTGCGAATGTTCAAAGGGCTACACCTGCCCCAAATGCCTAAAGCATACATCACACGTATTACCCAAAACTGAGGCGACGAAGAAGCCTCAGGGTATGACTATTAAAGCTGCCTACGAATACATAAAGGCAAATGGCCTAAATGGGAGGGTCTTCTTTGGTGATCCCCAAAAAGTCTTAGCTTGCAAAACTATCATGGGTGCGTACGCCAAGACTTTAGGAAAACCACTTGGGCGACTTAAACGACATAGTTTTTCAATTTACATCGCTTACCGGTGGGCCTATAACAAGTTTGACAGATAGGGCTACGACTTTGCAATCGTAGATTGCACTTGTCCGAGAAGGTTGACGCAGCTAAACAACAGGGATCTGGCGAGATATTCAACTCTAAATCTTTTATGTAGGTGAAACCCTTGGTTAAATCTAATGCACAACGTGGATCTTGGGCTCTTGCTCAAGGTATAGATGATGGGATGTGTCATATTTCAATGAAAGGAACCGATACCAATTTCAATGTGCAGATTTGTATGGAAGAAATTCCAAGAGTTATTGAGAATCTGTTGCGTGTACTTGAAGCCGATAGACTTCGACTAAAAACCAAATCTTTGGATCTAACAGACACCATTGAACAGATGGGGAAAGACACATGAATGACACATTTTCTGATCTTCCAACCATTTATTGGTTAACAAGTGAGGATAATGGTTTTGGTAAAAGGGTTATTCAATACATATTCATAACTTTTGGCCAACCACAAGTATCTGGCTTAATCCTATGACAAGACCCGTAATTTTCACAGATGTGGGTATTCTCTTGTTTATCCAGATGGTGCAAGAGTTTGTGTTTTAACGTAACAAAGTTACGACTGGGAATGTGGAGGAATTGGTTAAACTCGCCAATCTCATAAATTGGTGCCGAAAGGCTTGCTGGTTCGAT